CCCCCGCGACCGCAAGGTCCGCCGCGCCACCGCCTGCTGCAAGCTGGCCTCCCGCATGCTTCCCGAGGGCGCGCAGGAGTCCGACGTGGAGCGCCTGGCCTCCGTCATCATGACAGTGGACGACCCGACCCTCCGCTCCATCCTCAAGGTGGTCGCCTCGGTCCGCGTCGCCGAGCAGGAGCAACAGCAGCAGCAGGGACAACAACAGCAGCAGTCCCAGCAGGAGCAGCAAGCTCAACAAGAGCAGCAGTCCCAGCAGGAGCAGCAGTCCCAGCAGGAGCAGCAGAGCCAGCAGGAGCAGCAGGCCCAGGAGGAAGAGGAGGAGGAAGCTCCCCCCGCCAAGGCCCAGGCCCAGCAGCAAGAGCAGGGTCAGCAGCAGCAAGAGCAAGAGCAGTGCAGCGGCCTGACGGCCGAGGACATGCAGGCGCTCGACCAGATGCTGGCCGAGGAGGCTCACTGCGAGCCCGGCATGCCGATGGCACCCGGCATGGCCCCGGCCCCGGAGCTCACCGAGATCTTCGCACCCCCGGTCGCCGTCCCCGGCATGGCACCCGCCCCCGCGGTCGCCTCCGGCCTCAACGACATCTCGTTCGACGACGAGGACGACGACGGCTCTCACGTCGCCGGCGAGGCCTCCGAGCTCGCCTCGCTCTTCGACGAGCACCCCGAGGTGGTCGCCCAGCGCGAGATCCAGGCCGCCGAGCAGAACGTCGGCGGGTACGGGACCTCCCCCGCCAGCCGCACCGCGTCCTCCGCAAAGAGGATCGGCCAGGTCCGCGCCGCCCCGGCACCCCGCCGCGACGCCGACTCGGACCTCGCGAACCTCTGGGAGCGCCCCCCGGCGCTCTGAGAGCAAGAACTGACAGGTCCCCCTCCCGGGGGACCTGATACTGAATAAAGGATACGCAGACAGGCTTCCAACGAAGGTGACGCAGAAGGTAGAGACGAAGGGCGAGCGACAGCACGGCGACGGACTCGCGGGGAAACCCGGACTGAATCCATCCGCGCTCAAGCCAACCCGGCGTGTCCCCCGGCTCGGGCACTGACGCAACTGGAGAAACATCATGGGATCTATTGGCGGTCAAGAATCAGGTCCGGGCCTGAGCCAGGGAGCCCTGCGAATCCTCTATTCGTTGATCAAGGACACCATCTCGGTCCTTTCCTCGGACGGGTTCACGCAGGCAAACCCTAGCGTAGTCACCGGAACTCCGTCGGCTGTGTCAACGACACTGCCGGCAAACGTGAAGCGCGGCGTCCTCGGCGGCTCCGTGGCGTTCGTTCGCCCCGACGTGGGCGAGAACGTGGTCGGCGGCGCTGCCCTCGTCAGCGCGGCCTACGTGGCGGGCACTCGCCCCCTCGGCCTCTTCATCAACGACGCGGCAGGCAACGCGTACGAAAACCTCCCTGCTGCGGCCTCGGGCAAATGCCCGTACCTCCGCGGCGGCGCAGCCGGGGTCAAGATCTACGAGACCCAGGTTCAAACCACGGCCCTCTTTACGACCGGCACGTGGGCTACGACCGGAGCCACCGTCGGCACGGCCCTGACGTACGCGGTGGGCGACAAGCTCTACGCGTCGGTCAACGGCCTCCTGACCAACCGCTTCGAGGACTCCTACGAGGCGCAGTGGATCGACGCTGCTCTCGTCGGCAGCAACACCGGCGGTCATCCCGCCCCACCCGACGTGACCAAGATGGGCACCGTCCTCGCTCCCCCGAACTCCGAGAGTTCGGAGATGTTCGTCACCCTCTCCTTCATCGGCTGAGCTGAACGGAAGAAAGGAAGAAGAAAATGCAAGCTTCAATGAATCCGTTCGGCGTCCAGGTGGTGGACAACTCGATCCGCGAGAGCATCGTGGACAAGCACATCGGCAGCCAGGCCGGCCGCCGGCGCCTCGCGGCGTCGATGATCCAGCCGCTGCGCGAGCGCCGCGACTACTCGTCCGTGGGCCGCAAGACCTTCCTGGTCGAGCAGATCCCGGACGGTGCCCTGGCCATCTACGACAAGGACCCCGACGTCACGGCGTACGTGATCGGCGAAGAGGGCGAGTCGATCACGGCGGTGATGAAGCCGCGTCGCGTGATCTTCCCGCTGTTCGAGATCGCGGCCCTGCCGAAGGCCCCCCTCACGCAAATCAAGGAGCGCCGCTACGACCTCCTGAAGCGCATGCAGGACCTCGGCAAGGCGCAGATCCAGGCCGCAGAGGACGACCGCGTCTTCTCGATCATGGACGCGATCGCGGTCAACGGCTTCGACGAGCTCGCCGGCGGCACGAACCCGGACATCCCGGTGGTCGCGCCGATCTCCCCGGCCGTCCTCGCGGACGCGTTCGCCGAGATCGAGTTCCACGACCTGCGCGTGGCCCGTGTCTACATGAACGCCCGTGACTACGCGGACATCCGCAAGTTCGGCCGTGACGTGCTGGACATCGAGTCGCAAGCGACTCTGTGGAAGACCGGCATGATGGCAACAGGGTGGAACGCCCAGTTCATCGTGTCGCGCCTCGTGCCGGCAGGCGTCGTGTACTGCTGCTGCGAGCCCGAGATGTTCGGTCGTATTCCGGTCCGCACGGAATTGACCGTCCTCTCGGCGGACAACCCCGAGGAGCGCACAATAGGCTTTTCGATGTTCGAGAATCTCGGCATCGGAGCCTACAACCCGCGCGGCCTCGTCCGCCTCATCGTGACTCGCTGAGTCGCGGTCGATCACTTCTCCTAGGGTGATCCACTGAGCCCCGTTGACGTAAGTCTTCGGGGCTCAGCTGTATTTGAAGCCGTGACTCAGAGAAAGAATCTTCACCCGAAGTCCAAATTTCGGATCTGTAAAGGTCCTTGCGGCCTTTCCCTTCTACCGACCGAAGAAAATTTCTTCTTCCGGAAGAGCGCCAGGAACGGAGTCCCATATCCTTCCAGCTACTGCAAGAACTGCGAGCGTGAGAAGTCGGCGAAGAAACGGAGGGACAGCTACGCTACTCCGGAAGGGAAACTCATTATCGACTCCCAAAATCTTCAGTATCGGAGTCAGGAGGGCGTCGCCGAACGCCTGTCCGAGAAGGCCAGGGATCGCTATGCTTCTGACGAGGTTTTTCGGGAACTTCGGAGAATGCAGATTCTTTCATGGCAGCGGACTAACTCAGGGAAGCGCTCTGCCACCAGCGCTATATATTTCCAGAAGACAAAGGCTATCGTCAATGTCCGCCGCAGTCAACGCGAGAAGGACGACCCGGCCTTCCGGCTTCGTAACCGCTTCAGGATCGGCATTTGGGCGGCGCTCCGCTACTGGGGAGGCAACAAGGGCGGCCGCTCCATCCTCAAACACCTCCCGTACACAATGGTGGAGCTCCGGGACCATATCTCGTCCCTCTGGGAGCCGTGGATGACGTGGGAGAACTGGGGCCCGTTGGAGAAGGGTCGCCGGACCTGGCAGATCGACCACGTCGTCCCGCAGGCCAAGCTCCCGTTCAAGGACTTCTCGGACCCGAACTTCCTCGCCTGCTGGTCCCTCACGAACCTCCGGCCGCTCGAGTCGAGCCTCAACGTGTCGAAGGGCTGCCGCTAGCCTGCGTCCTTTCCGCCCTCCTGTAATCTCGGCCATGAATGGTATTCGAGTGGAGGATCTCGGGCTTAGTGCTGGGGCCCTCAGGGAGCTCGACCGGAGAGCGTCATACCGGGGAGAGACCAGGCAACAGATGTTCGACCTCTTCAGGAGAGGTCGGGCCAGCGCTCTCAAAGAGTTCGGGGTGGACCCAGAGGACGCCGACCTGGCGGCGAAGGACCCGGAGGACCTGCGCCAATGGATGGAAAAGCTTTTCCAGGAAATGTCGGAGCTTGGCCATTTGGCACAGGACATAGGCTACCTTCGAGAGGGGTCGCGGAGGCCCGGGCAGACGGCTAGCCCGAAAGCCATGAGGGCAGCGATGGACGCCATCTTGTCCAAAAAGCTCGACGAAAGTGGACACGTCTCGAAGCCCGGGTTTCGGGGGTTCATCGCGGCGGAGCTCATTAACTCGAACGGGCTCGCGGAGTTGTCCATCCGTTGGACCGAAGACTATCTTTCTTCCCTGGAGGAGGGTTGGGAGAAGCTTAACGGCGAGAATGTCGCCCTCGACCTGGCTCTAGAAAGATTCCGGGAGTGTCAACAGAAGATCGTGGAAGGGACTACGAACCTCGGGTACCTCACAAGGCTTGCCCAGGTGGCGAAACATGCCCTGTCGGATAACGACGACATGGAGGCCGCGCGGACCACGTCCTTGCTGGATGTGTTCTCGGACTTTATCCAGAGCCGACAGGATTTCGGCGGCAAGTCTCGTCTCTCTCCCATG